CGACGTCTCGGTCGGGGGAGCATTGCTGCTCCCCCCCCGACACTCATCGCCAGCTATAACGCAAAACAGTCGCGTTACGCTTCGTGTATTGACTGACTGCAAAAGCCTTCTTAACAAAAAGAGGGCTCTGGGGCTCACTCGCGTGAGCGGGAGGACCTACGGGATTACTGTCAGAAGGACGACCTGTTTCGGCGAAATACCGATTCAGCATCGACCAACCATCAGTTAGCTCCGTAAAAGGTCTAGAAGTGCCCGTTAAACAACGTATCTCTCTTTTTTGAAGAGATTTATTAGTTCTTCGGGGTAGCTTCCTCCAGTTATCAGGTACGTACCTAAGAGTGGGAGCAGTGCCTTCAGGCACGTCTTCGTCACTCGGGATCGGACCATATAGGCTATAGAGCCGGTCTATGATCTTCTCGTATAGGTCGTGGTACTTCCTATCAAAAGCATTGTTCGCATACGCGATCCAAGCTTCGTAGGAATCAGGGCTGGGTGTTGATGGTAACACATTGCGAAAACGCAATGGAGTGATGTTTGCGCCTTTATAGGCGTCGACACCACAGGATTCTCTAAAGAATCCAGTCACGCAGCTTTTGTCACGGTTGATTTTCAACCCAAATGACTCTAGCTGTTCGATAGCATACTCGGCGAATTCCGTCGGGACTATCACATCGTCACCATACACTAAGATACCCTCTCGGGTATCCGCATCAGTAGTACTAGCCGTGAGTAAGGCCCAAATGGTTAACGCTAATGTAGTAAAGCAAGTTGCTGAACCCATTGGCGCGAACTTATTGAGTTTAATCTTACTCCCGTCAGGTAACTGCGTATAACAACTGCGACTTGCTGCTAAGTAGGGGTAAACCCCGCTTGGGAACAAGAGGCGAACTAAACCAACTGTAACGCGATCACTAGCCTCTTTAAGGTCTAGTGTAGCGTAGTCTTGTCTCTCAGAGCCTAATAAGGCTCCGAATTGATTTGGCTGTTGGTTTGTAAAATGAACATTATACCTCGTTAGAGGATGATGTTCAATGAGTTCCACGATAAGCCGCATCTGACCCTGTTGAATCCATTGGTTTGCCAATGGCTCACATGATATCAGACGGGGCCCACGAGAGTCCTTCGGTACAAGTAAAACTTGTGCAGGAGGCTCTGTTGTAGTATTAGGGAAGATAGCTTCCCCTATACTGTCACAAACGTGTCCAGCTGATGCTTGAAAATAGGCATCAAAAGGATACATCTGTAACAAACGTTCTGAAACAGACGAGAAGGTATACTTCTCGGACGCAGTTTCCTTGGTGGAAACTACGCCAGGCCCATGTTTGGGTCGAATGTTCAGAAAATCTGAACCGCTGAAAACTCTGTTTAAGAGTTGACGCGCGCGTCGGATCACCGTAGCTTGACCTGCAGGGAGCCCAACATAGGGGTCCAAGTAGGCTAAACACGATGCTGTTATATGACTGTCAGCTGAACTAGATAAACTACAGTTGTAGTCTATCCTATCAGCACAAGAGTCATACATGTCGTGAAATGAACGAATTTCTTCTTCAGCTTTTATGAAGCTGTCGAGAACTTTCTGTTCTTGGTTGTTAGTATAAGGGAGTTGGTACTTGTAAAACAAGTAGCAAAAGTCCCTTAAGAGCTTGATGCTCGAAATGCATGGTTCTGAAAGAACCATGCCGTTTGGCTTGAGCACTAACTGGAATAGTTCCCCCAAAAATTTGGGGTACTTACAATTCTCTTTGGCTTTGAAACCAATTTGAATTGAGTCCAACGGGTGCTCACCTAGTAAGGCCTTATCCAAGGCCTTGCCCAGACGAGGCAGAGTTTTCGTGAGAAAACCTTGCCCTTCCATTGCACAACGATCTCTCAACTTGCGAGTTGTAAGTCGAAGTGCATGTTGGTCAAACACGTCATTTCGTAACGTTTGTATGTCACGCAATAGCGCAGTGATGAGGTATATACTGTCATCTAAGCTCTTCCTAGGATCCATATGGTGTCCTATCTTAGAGCATGCGCTACACATGATTCCCAATTAACGAAGGATGCGATCAGTACTAAGGGGCTTGTCAGCCTTGTAGGTACTGCCCGCGTCCCCGAGAGTTTTAGACTCTCGGGAACTACGGATTAGAATATAGGCGCGCTTTTGAAGCGCCCCTCCTATATACTAACTCCTGCTTCCTGGCTTAGCGCCAGAAGAATCGCATGAACAACGAGATAAGACGACGAGTAGCCTTACAAAGACTACAGATCGTTCTATCCTGCTTATTAAGACTGAATCGCCGTAAATGGGTTTTAAAGCCCATAACAGTTTACAGCGATCCGTTAATAAGCGCCTCGGATCCGTAACCGGTGCCATCGTAGAGAATCGTAGTTGACGCGCCTTTGGAGGCGAGTTGGCTAACGAGCTCTGCAACAACATTAGTTACTTCAGTGAGTGCAGCGAGCTGCCCAATGGGGGCATCAACGACTGCATAGGCCGACACAACTGCGGTTTTGTCGCCAGCAATCTGTCCAACAATGGTCTTATCGACCCTGAGGACCGATCGGCGGCGCGCAGTGAGGCCCGTGCCAATTTCGCTGTGTGCGATTTTGATACGGTGCGGAGTGGCTGGAGCTTCAGCGATAACGCTGAATTCCAGTTGACGGCCCGAGGAGCTGAGACGCTGAAATTCAATTTCAGTGCCTGCAGCGTTCTTAACTTCGTTTGTGTTTAATGTGAGCGGATACATGCTTGGTTTTAACTAACTGAGCAGTCAAACGCTGCTCTCGTATATGGCTTAACCCCCATACGGGATTGTTACTGCGCTACTTCCTCTTCTTAGATAAGAAGAGAGCAGAGGCAAGTATAAACTCTTTCGGGTTTATACCGCTGCCAGTTAATGCAGCTGTGATATTCAAGCCAGAAGGGGAGCGTACATACGCTTCCTCAAAGCAAGAATTGATAGTTACTGTTGGTGTCGGAGGAACCTGCGAAGGATTAGTGTGCACCACCTGGTGCATACACGTAATCTGACGCTGTACCCTTTGCGACCAACAGAACTTATGTATCACGGTTAGAGGTTCCATGTTCGCCATCCGATATTGTTTGAGAAACCGACTTACGTCGATAACCCAATCAACTGCGAACGACCACGGTATAGCATTCCAAACAATTGAAGGATCAAACATGATCCCCATTTTGTCCAAGATGCTAAGAACAGCAGCGTTTTGCTGCTGCCATTGAGAATACCAATAGGTATACTCAATCTGTGCATGGAACTCGGCTTCAGGGTATGTTACAATACGCGTGGAAAATGGTGCTGACATAGCACATCTTCTACGAATAAGGGTAAACCCTGCAGCGTTCTGCGAGGTCGAATAATCGGCCTTGTAGTACGATCCGAGGGAGAGACGATAGTCTCTCCTTTGACGGATACCGGCATTAGCGATTAGTTTAGCTATTCGCATCTGCTCTGATTTCAGTGCATCACGGACTCCCGTGATGTCTGATATCAATGGCTCAAGGTTGAATTCCTTTTGGAGGAAAACATCCGAGAGTGAACCGAGCAATTCAATGAAAGATTTCCTACCCCCTTTAGGGTACAGGATCTTCCAGGTCTTGAGTATCTTCGGAAACTTCTTTTGGAGTTCCCTTAGACTGCTCTCGAGCCTTTGAATCGTGCGAGGAAGTGTCTTCATATCTTTCAGCTCCCATAAATTATTGAGAGCTGATTGCTGAGGACGAACTTCTCCAAGCATTGTCTTAAGACTTTGCTTAACCACACTGTCGATATTAGGTATTCTTTTTACAAAGTTACCAGTAACGGCATTGCGCTCGTAAACAGTGTTCAAACCAGTAATAGGTTTGTCCACCGGCCCTAGTAGTGTAGACTGCCAATCATGCATACATAACCCATTCTTCGCTACCCACTGATGTAGGTAGTAAGGATGATAAAAGTTAGTATGCAAGGCTATAGCAGCGTCGCCGAAATTATTTGTGAGTTTATAATGCTCAAAATAATTCCATGAGTCACGCGTGTTTCCATTGGCTAGGTCTTGATCTGTACGCGGATACCTCTCTTCATAGGACTTCACTAATGAAGCCTGTGCGAGAGGAACTTCCGAGGCCAGAAAACCTGCCATTTGAGACGGCGGTTTAATGGGAGCACCCGTTCCCCATTGTACAAGTACAAGGGGACCAGTGTTCCGAACATTAATTCCAACATACTCAGTGCGAGACTCCGTTCTTTGCATAACACGTACTAACGATACATTTGGACGATGACGTAGTCACCAATGAGCTGGTCAGCCACAAGGCTGACC